ACTAGATCGGGAAAGCCGACAGCGCCACTAGTAAGCCAACGGCCTTTAGCAGTCTGTGTCGGGCTTGCGTGATGACAGTCCCAGCCATGAATGTAAGCCAAGGCTTTGACCTGTTGCAGGAATGACGCTTCGCTAATCGGTGTCATTTTTTGTCTTTGCCAAGCATGAAGCCGCACATGAACACCGCGCTAAGCATGATGACAAGGCTAAATAGGTCGAGCATTAGAATGGTTCTTCTGGTAATTCGTAGGTAGGCGCTGGGGTGTCGCCACTTTTGAGCGTGTCAATGAATTGTGAAGCTTCTCTTTTTGTCCAGCCCTGTATTCCGCTGGGGACTGTACGGCCCATGGATTTGCATACGGCCCTGATCATGTTTAGTTGCTTATCGCTGGCAAGGTTAGAAGGCTCTGTGATAGTGCCATTGCCTGATTCGGTCATGCGCTGCACTTTGCCCATTTCCTCACGACTTGGGCGCTTAGTAAAGTCACTGCCCGATAGTCCGGCATTAGCAAGTGCTCGACCTACCGCGCCAGTTTCACAATTCTCTAGGTGGCTGGTTTTGTTTACGTTGCCTTGGCCACGGATTTCTTCTGCCCAGCCAGTGGCAATGATTTCGTCATTAAGCCACAGCTCGCATTTGAACACAGCGACATCTGCTAGGTAATGCACTAGATCGGTTATAACCCGGGCATCTGGGTGTGCTTTTAGGAATCGGTCAAGCCTGCTGGCTACTGGTTCGTAATCGTCAAGGTTAAACGCCACGGGCATACTCTGTTTCTAGTCGTTTGACATCTGCTTGTAGGTCTGTAATTCGGCGCTCAAAATGCAAAATGACATCCTGCAAGTCGCGTATTTCTTTGTCTTTGGCATAGATCAGGTCTGCCACATCATCGTTGTGCATGTAATCGCTCACCAGCCACCAAGGATTCGGCGTATCGCTGCAACGTCAGCAGTCTCAACATAGAGCGTCACTGATGTGACACCAAGGTTGATTTGGATTGTTGAGAAGTTGTCGTGGTCGCGCACTCTGCACTCAACATTTTCTCGGGTGACATTGTGTATGTCAATGCTGCCTACTCTTGGTGACTCACTCATCTGATTTTCCTAACGAGACGTTGCTTATATATGTGATGCCCTTGGATGGCCCAGAGCTGTTAAACGATGGGTGCCATGCGTCTCGGATAGTTTCAGCGATGTTGGGCAAAGCGTGTAACGCGCCTACGGCTTCCATAATCACGCTGGCTTCTTTGAACCTGAGTTCAAGCGCCAAGGTGTGGCTGATGTTGGTTAGTTTGGCGATTAGTTCACCGGTTGATGTTTCCATTTTTTCCTTTGTTATTTGCAGTGACGCTTCCATCTGACAACAAGGGTGTGCCTTGACTGACAGATAAAGGCTTGTAGGTGTTTTTGCCCTTTAAGACAACCCCAGCCCCACGGCCCGACGCGCCAAACCTTACGGCCTGAGCGCTCGATGTGCGACTTAAAAGCAATGGCATCAGCAACCTTGACTTGTTGCTTGGCTGTTAGCCCTTTGGCTGAGTTGTAATTAGACCAAGTGCGGAAAGTCTGGCGGTGAATACCTAGGCCACCTGTGTAGGACTTTGTGCTGTGTTGCCAGTTGCCACCAGTTTCACACCGCGCTAACTGATCGTAGTAAGCGTCAGGTAGTACGCCCTGATACTTGGCGTGAGGGTCAGCAACTGCACTTGCGTGGGCTGGTGTGGATAGGGCGAGGATTAGCGATAGTGCCATGAGTTTCTTAATCAACTCTCTCTACTTCTGTTGGCGGCCCCCATAAGTGCCAAGACTCTGCACGTGTGCAGACTTGGGTGTACTCAATCAGGCCTGTGGACAAGTCTGTGAATACTTGCACCATGGTTTTCTTATCTTTAGACCTTAGGACGATGTAGCCCCATGTGGGGAGCATCAGCGTTTCCAGTAGCGGTTAGCGAGCTTGAAGTAGGCCCATGAGAGGCACCAGCCGAACAGTACGGCTATGAACATTTGTTCGTGGGTGTAGGTTTTCATGCCCAGCCCCTAACCATGTCCATACCCTTTTGGGTGATGCCACACACAATGCCCTGAGAGCCGCTCAGGAGCGCTCTACGAATGCCTAAGTCTTGGATTAGTCCAATGGTGCGCAAGTCGCTGCAGCGCTTCCAGTAGCCCTTTATTTCGTGACCAGCCAGCGCGGCTCGAGCGCCTGCTTCTTCATCGGTCAGGCCAAGAGTTGCGTAGTAATACTGCTCTAGCAGGATTGCGCGGTGGGTGCCCACTCTGATGGGGCTGATTTGCCTAGATGTTTCGGGGTCTGTTGCCCGGAATAGTGGTAGGTCGGTGTATGTCATGTTTCCTCTGACTTTCTGCTATTTGAGTAGCGATGGTTACTTTACACAATTTGAGAAGTCGGTGGTGGATATCCCAATGGAAACAAAGATACCCACCACCTAGCCCCAGCACCGCTCAAACAGTGTCTGGGAATCCTATTTAAGGGCCCTGAATTGAGCCTCAAAATGCTCTGGGGTTTGCTTGGCCAGTTCAATATGCAGCCAATTAGGTGAGCCTTGGTATGAGCCTGCGTTGTCTGTGGCTGTAAAGATTTTGACTCCAGCTTTGCCTTCGCCTCGACTACAGCGGTATCCAGCGCCGTACTCGCCGTATGCGTACCAGTGCATTTCGCACAGTCCTAGGGCTTTGCTGTTGGCTAGGAACCAGTCCCAAATAATACGTGCCTGGGCTTCGTCTTTGTATTTTAGATCAGCTGCATATCCGGTGGCATGAACAGATAAGCCAGCACCTGATCGCATCGGTCTATTGGCATATGTGCCCAGCGAGGACATACCCCAGCGCGCTTTGCACAGCTCAACAAGTTTTGCCGTAACTGGCTGTGTCGCTTTGCCATCCCATGATGGGTAGTACGGGTACGGTCTAACGGTCATGGTGCTGGTGGCTCTTTAGGGCCATTCTTCAAACCATTACCTGCTAATACCCCCAAGAGCCCGCCAGTAAGGGTGGCAAGCATTGGCGACAGTACAGACCAGGCTGCATCGTCATTGGGGCTGACATCAAGAGGCTGTGTCACGAATAGCAATCCGTAGAGCAATGCCAAGATGGAAGCAAGAAAAGCAAGCGTTAAACCGATGGCTACGACAAAAATAAGTCGTGCTTTTATTTCTTCGTTTGTGTGTCTGTTGTCTGGTTTCATACGCACTTTCCGCCTGTCCCGTATGCCGGGGCTGGTGTTGTTGGGGTGATGGTTTCGGTTACTCCGCGTAGGGCTTTGTTTTTGGTTGGTGGGCAGTTGAGGCGTTCACGATCTGCACAAGCGGTAAGCGATGCGCAAATGACCAATAGAATAAGGCTTTTACGCATCAGACAGGCCCGATGTCCTCAACAATTAACTGTCCAGGGCGTGTGGCAGTGTGAAATGCTGTACCAGTTCCAAGACTTTGCACCAGGCTTGCGCATACCGATTGCGCGCCAGCAGTAAATGTTTTAACTACAACAGCGTTGATAATTCCTTCACCACCAGGCAACGTAGCAAGTGTGGCAAATTGCAATTCAGTGCCGGCTGTTGTAGTGCCTGTTCGGATTCTGCCAATGATATTGGCAGGGTTTGCCCCGTTGGCGTTATAGATGTCGCCTTCAAAATAAGTAATGCGGTAGTAACGGTTAGCCACTGCCGTAAACGATGCAGTAATAAACACAGTCTCTGTAGTTGTAATTGCACTGTCACTTGTTTTGCTAGTAAGAGCTGCGACGCCCCAAGGAAGGTTGTTCATTTGCGCTGCGGTCAGGATTTGACCCGACGTGAATGTTGTGTTGATTGTCATATTGTGTCTCCTTTAGAAACTGAGAAGGTTGTTGTCAAGTGTTCCAAAAATTGCGTCATTGAGAACAAAATACTGTGACCCATCGGCGCTCTCAAAAGTGTACGAAATAACATGGCTGCCAGGTGTGATGTTATGGGCAATGCCTGACACAATCAGTGTTTGTGTTTCGGTGGCTGGGGTGCCCACTACAAAGTTTTTAACTACTGTGGCAATGCTGGTCATGTCAAGGTTCAGCACAATGTTTTGATCAGTAGCCGACAGGGCTGACATTTCGGTCGATAGACCTGTAAACCTCAACACTGGGTTTTGGTACTTGCCTAGTAGATAGTCGCCTAGTCCAGCTACTTCTGTAGTGGTGCTATTAAGCAGATTGGTCAGTGAGTACTGCTGGGCTTGATACAGCGCAATACTGGCCGCGTTGCTGGTGGTCTGTATGGCCCCAGCGTCAGATTTTGTGGTTATGTAGTTATACAAAAGTTCGTCGCCAAATTGGTTAATGAGCGACTGGTACCTAAGACCTGTGCCATCAGTGTTGAAAGTAGCGCCAGCCACCGGGTTTAGAACACTAGACCTACCCTTAAAAGTCAGGGTGCCGTTAGCAGACATGAACAGATAGCCCTGCTCGCTGGTGTTAATCAGCTGCAAATAGTTAAGGCAGTTTGTGTCCTGGCTTATAGCGAAAGCACCCAAGGTAGATGAGCCTGTGTCAATAGATCGAGCGCCTTGGTAGTTAATCTCTGGCAAGTCCAGCACAGTGTTAATACGTGCACCTGTGGCTTCTGCTGATGGGGTCACAGCGTTGAGTGATTGGTTAGCAAGCACAGTGAAGTTGTCAGAACATGACGCGTACATCATGTCTTGGTTGCTGATGTCGTAGTCAAGATTCCAGTCAGTGATTAGCCCGGTGTAAATCGGTATGCCATTAGCCAGTATTTGCACTGGGCATCTAGGAAGTACAAACGGGTAGTAAGGGCTTGAGGTGTTGCTTGGGTTAAGCACTTGGCTGGCGTTGTCAAAAGCAATGACAGCTGTGCCAGCATTGAACTGGTCTAACTGGCGTGAACGGCCACGTGTAATGCTGACATTTTCTACAAGACTGGTCAAATCAACAAAGGTCAGACCGCCTAAAGTGCCGCGCCCTGCAGTGTCAAGGACACCATAAAACGCATCGTCAAGCATGAAAGGTGTGCCGAAACCTGTGGTGCTCTGAAAGCCCACCAGCACTTGCATTGTAGGAACGCTCATGCTGGTGCAAATACCGTTCCGCTACGGCGCTGTGCTTTTTGGATTGCTGCAATGATGTCCTGACCAACTTGGTCTGGTGTAGATACAAGTCCAGCGTTCACTGTGATGTTCATACCCATTCCACCAGCCTTAGACAATGGAATAACAGCCTCTGGGCCTGCCTCACCAATAAGGGCCAAAGTAGGGCTAGTAACAATGCCCCCGGTAGCCATGGCTTTATAGTCAAGTCCTGCAGGGTTAGCACCACCAGATGCACTGCCTTCGCCACCTAAACGGCCAAGGCTAATTTGCCCGAGTGAGCCGATGTCTTTGCCTGGCTTAATCAGGTTGATGCCCTTAATAACTACGTTAATCATTGTGATAAATGCGTTAGCCATAAACTCAAAGTTGCTGGCTACTTGGTTGATTACTGCATTGACTACAGCGCGGAAAGTATCAAACTTTTTGTAGGCCATGACAAGTGCAACACCTAAAGCAACAATGCCAGCCGTGATCAGCACAGCAGGGTTAAGCGCCATGGCCGCATTAACCAAAACAACAGCAGCTGCTAAAGCACCAAAGGCAACTGCTACCGCCGTAATGAGTGTTGGGTTGTCTTGTGCCCACGTGGCAAACGATTGCAAAACTGGCAGAGCCTTTTCAAGTATTGGCAACAGTGCAGCGCCTACACCTTCCTTGGCCTCACCAAGAGCGACGCCTAAACGCTTCATAGAGCCTGCAGCAGTGTTAGCAGAGTCAGTGGCAGCACCGCCAAAAGTAACAGCCATCTCGGCCATAACTTCTTCCATAGACGCGCCGTCTTTAATCATCTGGCGTAGCTCTGGGGAGAGTTTTGCTAGGGCAGTCATGTTGCCGCCATATGCCTTTTCCATAGCCTTAGTCACTGTTTCAAGGCTGATCTC